CAGTCGCCCCGTCACTGTAAGCAGCCTTTCCAATAGACCCAGGATCAATCACTAGGGGGTCGAAAGCAATATCCGCTGGGGTGTCGGTACCAGAAGTAATAAACCTGCCGTCCGACAAATACAGCATGGAGGTATCGCCAGCAGCGTTAATTGTAGCTGTGATTTCAATTGCTATCATGCTGCTTTTACCGCTCTTGTCAATTTATCTAGTTTATCTACCATTTCCCCTTGTTTCTCAATAGTAATCGTACCAACCGCACCCCTCTGATTTTTATCGGCCTTTAATTCTGCAATTATTTCTTTTAGGAGTTTTGCCAGCTCTTCATTCGTCACATCGCTTCGATTATATGCTGCTGGGGTTATTCTTTCCCCTTTATGAATCTGCGCAACTTGATCATATGGAACAAAATCAGTTCCAGAAGCAAATGAATGGGTCTGCAAATATTCCGGCATGGCGGCAATGGCGAACTGCTGGGCCTCTGCCGCGTCGATGGTGTCTCCGAATTGGGCGGACCAATACGCCAGCCCGGCTGCATCGGGAGCACGCCCCAGGTTGATGGTATACAGGTCGGCGATGCTCGTTGCTGCCTGCCCGTTGGGGCTGCCGTAAAACACTCCGGCGGGGGAACCTGGAGCCATGATTTCGGCGGTTTTGGCTGAGTTAAAGGCAAGGATAGCATCCCGCACCGACAACACCGACTCATTGATGGTAATGAGCGCTGAGACCTGACTGGTCAATGCGGAAAGCTGCTGCTGGGCTATGGAAGCGGTACGGTCGGCAACAGAAGTCGCGGCAGTTGTTACATCCATTATCCTATTGAAATCAGAAACATATGCTTCAGTTGATGCGTTATATTCCCGGCTGATTTCAAGAAAAGACGAAGCGGCAGTCTGCCATTCTTCCATCGCTGCTGGATCACCAAGCTGCACACGGGCAGCAAGTTCATTTATCTGCTTAGTGGCTTCTGTATACTTCGCTTCAGGAGAGAGCGTAGACAAACTGCCAAGCACTAAAGAATCTTTAAACTTTCTCAGCTCCGTGCTAAACCGGGTGAACTGGTCGATGGTCCCTTGGAAAACCGCTGCTTCACGCTCGTATGCACTACGAAGATCGTCCCCTGCCGAACTGAGTGCCTCGGCATATTGGTTTTGCAGATCGATTGCTTCCTGTACAGCCGGATTGACCACCTGAGCCAGAGCTATCCCCCGGGCCGTTTCCAGGTCGGTGTACTTCTCAAGATCAACCCCGGCGGCTGCGAGTTGAGCTGCGTAGGCGTCAAATTGGAGATTGATGCTACGCAGCTCTTTTTCGTAATCACTGAGGTCGGCGGTGTCGATGATTTCTTGGATCGGAGCGAAGGCTGCCGAGAGTTCATTGAGAGCGGTCGTGACTTTGCCCATTTCGGCAATGCCTGCTTCAAATCCGTCTTTCCGCATTACGGCCCCGGCCTCGCCGAACATCCCCTGAACATTGGCCTGCGCGGAAGCGGTCAATACATCCCACACCCCGGCAAGTTCCGAACTCAACAGCTCGGAAGGGTTTGCCGTTTCCAGAAATGTGGAAAATGCATTGACGTAAGCGGTGGACGCAGCATTTGATAACCCCTCCGCCAATCTTTTCGCAACATCCCCCAGCGCGTCTGACGCGCCGGAAACATCCCATCTCCCGCCTGAGGCACTTGAGATAATGGACTGAAAATCAGTCGCTACCATCTCCGACAAAAACAAATCCTGAAGGGTGCCGGGAAGTTGCTCTGCAAAATCAAAAACCTGCTCATTAAAGCTGGTCTGGACAATCCCGACAACATCGGAATAAGCGTTTGCTATCCCGTGGTACCACTCGTTCCCCCCGGCAGGATGTTGCCAGCCAGAAGGGAGCATTCCTACTTCTTTGTCAAACGCCGTGGTCATGCTGGGCACAAGCTCGGTGAGGGTGAAAGAGTTTTCTTTTCCGCCACCAGCAAACAAGCCGCCGACCACGAGCACCAAGGGCAGCTCCCACAACCGCCCCAATGGGGCCCAAGCACCCACCCATAAGTACCACCAACTGATGCCCCCGCCGCTGTTCCTGCCGCTGCTCCGCCCCAAGCTCCAAGCCCAGCACCCACCCCCTTAAGGGCGGCGGTTTTAAATCCCTCGCCCCTTAGCAGCCCAATGACAAAGGTGCCTATTCCGGCGGCCCAGCCCGAGAACGCCGAGCTAGATAAATCCGAGATCCCGGCCCCCAGCTCCGCGCTGAGATTGGTGGACACGTACTCCGCCGTCCGGTCTTGCAACGACCCCAACAGCGTGCTTGATAGCTGCCCGCCTGTGCTGCCGTAAGCTTCAAGCGCTGTCCCCGCCAAGCCAACACCAGCAGAGGTCAGCGCCTCATTTGTGGTGTTGGGGCCTGACATCATCGAACCAAGGGCAGCGGTGCCCCCAAGGACAGCCAAGCTACCAGCCATAGTTGTCCCAGATGTTCCGGTAATTCCATATTGCTCAAGGACAGAAGCTTGTGCATTCCCAGAAACGCCCATAGCTCCACCAATAGCGGAAACGATGGGAACAATTATCGGCCTTGCCAATGCCTGTGCCGCCATATCGGCAATCATCTTCTTGAACAGATTTTTCAATCCATCAAAGAAATTCTTGAAAGCATTTTCACCCTTGTCGAACAATTTCTCAAACGCACTAGAAAGGGATTCGTAGACACCATCTGCAAGTTTCTTAAACGATTTTCCCTTTGCTGTGTTAGCAATTTCCCAATCGCCTAATGATTTATTTCTAAGTTCTTTTTCTTTGTCATACAAATCAATCATTCTATTCAGTAATTCTTCGTTTGCTTCGCCACCAGCATTTACATATTCTTCATACTTTCTAATCAGATCATCAATAGCGTGATTATTTTTCTCATACTGAGCCTGAATCTTTTCTTCTCCAGTTAGAAACTTCTCCTGCAAAGAAAGGAAGGTCTTTTCCATTTCTTGCATTTCTTTTGCAAATACAAGCTCTTTATATTCGTTCTTTAACTTCTCAAGTTCTTCCCTGAATTTTTCTGCATTTCCGCCTGCTCTTTTCAAAGCTTCTGAAATCAAGCCCTGCTCAATTTGATATTCTACTAATGCTGTCTTTCCGCCTTTTAAAGTTTCAATTTTTTCTTTTAATTTATTCACATATGCGGCAAGTTCTTGGGTTGCTTTTCTCTGGTCTGCCGCCTCTGCCTCTGCGAATACCATTTCACTATATGCTTTCTTGAATTTATCGAATTGTTCTACAGACATTCCCAGTTCTTTTCTATACGATTCACTAGCAAACCTTGAGCGCCAAATAGCCTCTTGAGATTTTTCTTGTTCAAGATTCATGGAACGAAGGGAGGTTATTGTTCCTTCTATTGATTTAGATGCAGAATCCCATTGTTGTTTTGATTTTTCACCTAGCTTGTTGGAGTCAATTGTATCGGCAAGTTTTCTCGATTTTGCAATAGCTTCATCAAGAGTGTCATTAGCTGCAAGTCCGCCATCCCTTAATTCTTTAAATGATGCCGCAAACCTTCCGTTTGCTATTTCAGCTTCCAGCGTAGCCCTAGCACTGTCTTTAACTTTTAGTGCCTGTCTTTCTAATGCCTCTATATTTTTATTAAAATCTTTAAGTTGTTCATTTATTTCAGACTTGCTCATTGTTCCTTCAATAGAGGGAAAAACACCATCAAGAATATTACCGGAAGATATCGTAGGAGCTTGTCTAGTTTGCATTTCTTTTAACTGTCTCGTCGCCCTAAACTCACTAGACGAGACTTCCCCAGAAAGTTCTTTTGCCAAAGATACAGCTTGGCTCAATTTACCAATAAGCCAAGGGAAGAATGACCAAGCCTCATTTTCTTTATTAGGAGGCTTTATTCCATCTAATGATGTAGCTAATTTATCAGACTCAGACCTCATGTCAGAAATAGATTTTATCGTTAATCCCATCGAAACTAAAATTAGCCCCGCTGTGATTGGGTTCTTCATCAAAGAAGCAGTAAGGCCATTAATACTAAGGGTCAGCCCAGAAACTGCCCCACCAATTGCCGAAATCCCTAATATTATTGGACCACCAACAGCAACAATCGCTACTATTTTCAACAAATTACTCACAAAGTTTAAAGTAAATTCAGTAACTTTAGACAGTGATGTTGCTAAAGTGGTTAGTGTTCCATCGGTGTTCATTAATGCGCTATTCCACGCTTTCGCCGTTTGAACCAATGAGTCATAAGTAGGTTTAAAAGCGTCACGAAGAATACGAGTGTGTATTGTTTCCATCGTAGAACCAACAACAGCCCATGTCTTTTCCAAGTCTTTCGCTGCTGGCCCAAAACCAGCAAGGAGTTGCCCAACATTCTCAAGAACAGTTCCTTGTTGCTTCCACAACTTGATATGTTCTTTGATTTGGGGGTCGACCCCCTTCAATGTTTGAACAACGATATTTTGGTCACGAACCTGCCCCTGAGTCAAAGCGCGAATTTCCTGCCGCATCTGAATTTCTTGATTCTGTCCTTGAGTCAATAATTTTAGAGCATTAGCAATATTTACAAATCCATCCATAGATGCTTTATTAGCGGTATCAATTTTAACTCCACCTTTAATAAACTGCTCTGCCATGGTTGTTAAATCTTTTCCAGTGGCAATAGTTCTTGCGTCAAGAACTTCCATTGTTTTTACAATCTTCTGCGCTTCTACATTCGCAGATTTATAGATATCGGATGCATTTGTTTTTGTGAGGTTTTTGTCGAAGGTAGTCAAGAATGCAGACATGGATGCTACTTTCAATTGGTAATCTTCTACAGCGGCAAGACCAGCGGTGAATTCATCCCTAACTGCCCGCAATGCAACATACACCCCAGAAATTGCAGCAGTTGCTAACGCAAACCCTGGGGCAGCAGCAAGAATATTTTTAGATGACTCCATTGTTTTTTCAATATACGAGCGATTTTCTTTATGGAACCTCAATTCTTCAGCTAAACGCTGCTGATTCATTCTTTTTTGAAATTCAAAAGCGTCCTTGCTTTCTTTTTCATTTAAGGCATTTGTGTTTCTGACATTTTTTTGACGTAAAGAATCCTTCTCAGAAAGAAACTTATCGTAATTCCTTAATTGTTTTTGCCCAGATACATTTGCGCCCTTTTCAATATCAGAAGCAGCACGTTCGGCATCACCCTTAGCCCTCTGCAAGCCTGCGCGAAATTCTTTATCGTCTAATCTCAAAGCTATGAAAATTTCGCCCAAGCTCATTCCTGGCATCGCACAACTCCTATATTAAAAGGATTCAATAAGCTATCCTTGTTTTTCTTTTTCTAATCTTGAGATTTCTTCATAAATGCGAAGAACTTTTTGAAATGTCTTTAGGCGATCATCAACTTCAAATTCATCAATCAATTTCCAAATCGGTTCATGCATCAATCCAACCGATTGTGGTGCTCCCATTCCTCCAGAAACCCAAATCCTCTGGTCTAAAACCAAATTCCAAATCCTAATTGCATCTACATTTTCTAAAAATAATTCCGGCAAACATTCGCTACACGGAGGATCGGAAGCCTTCATGTCGTATATGTCTCTGCAAGCACGACATGAAGGCTTCTCGAATAGTCTCTCCGCGTAGCTTATTAGTTTTTTATTTCTTCGTTTTCAATATCAGAAATTTTGCCTTGGAGCTTGTTCAGTCGAGCGTTCACCCAAGCTGCAAATGCTGGTTCTCCAAACATCAGGAGCTTCTTGTTTGCAAGGATACAAGGGATTTCATCGCCATCTGGTTCTGCAAGATTCCATCCTGCAATTTGGTAGTCCAGAACAAGGTCATTGAAATCAACCATCTTATCTTCTGGGATGTCAATGTCATGAACAGATTCCATTCTCTTAGTCAGAGAGTTTACGATGAACTTCTGCTTCGGCTTGATGCCAATAGATTTTCGGAATTCATCCATTTTCTCACTTGAGACTAGACGAAGTTCTACCCATTCATCACCGTCTTCATCATAGTTGAATCTAACAGCAGGGTTCAGGTTCTTTAAAGAAATTGGCATACATACTCCTTTTGTGGTATTTAATAAAACTATTTTCTTGGGATTGATACAGTTGCAGTAAAAACACCCAATGCTAATAGTGCGTCACGCAATACATTCACGAAATCGGCTACTGGTGCCATCTTTAAAAACACCAATGCCGCCCAGATCGTGAGAAGGATTCCAGCGGCTATCATTTTATGAAGTGGTGTCATGTTGGTCCTTGAGGATAAAAAAATTAATTGAGGGAAGAGATGAATTAAATCTCTTGTCGGATGTCCGTCCTATCCCTCAAAAAAACAAATAAAATCAAACACTTACACCCTGGCAAGCCCCCCAGTCACTTTTACCTGAAAACTAGCAGTCATAAGCGCAGATTTGTCAGCTCCGATCTCCCAAGAAGTTACATACACCCCAGACCCCGTGATACTTGTGTAAGCAGGTGTGTAATATGAATTTGCGTTCAGCCAAAATTTAATAGAAGTCAAAAGAGTTCCATTTTCATTTGCAGTTCTCAATACATCCTGTCCAGTCGTGTCACTTGGGTCAAACAGTCCATTAAAACTAATGGTTCCACCATCAAGCAACCCCATTTTATATTTCTTATAAGTATCGCCAAAAGCTGTTTCCTCAAGCTGATCCTGCGACATCCCACTCAAAGACCACGTCCCTATCAAAGAAACAGTGCTATCTCCATCTCCAACAGTCACCTTTGCATTTTTTCCTAATTGACTAGCCATATTTTATACCTCCTGATTATTTGTTGTTCTTCATTAAATTCTGATACAGCTTATATGTATTCCAATCGACGGATAAGCTACCCATATGCCCAATGCCCAATGTTGTATCTACAAAAATCCTATATCCCGCTTTCTTTAATTTAATACAAAACCCTATATCTTCGCCAATTGGCTTCCCATCTTCACCAATCGAAAACTCAAACCAGGGCATTTCTGTTTTAAGGAAGACCTCAGTTTTATAAAGGATGCAACCTGTTCCGGTTGCATCAACCTCAACTAATTCATTATCTAAAATTTCTTCATCCGGGACTGGCAGATATTTCCCCGGCAAACCCCGATAAAGAAGGGGATCGAAGGGGGGGTAGCGCCGATGCACAAGGCCACCAACCACAGGCAAATCATGTTTCAAAAGTTTCGTGATAGTATTAGCTTGGAAGCTCTGATCTGTGTCTAGCATGATTAAGTGAGTGCAGCCAGACTGTAATGCTTGCTGTACTATACTATTTCTAACGGCCTCAATTGTCATACCAGGAAACATTGGTCGCAAGTAAACAAAATCGGGCTTTTCCATTTTAACCCAGCTATCAAGAAAAACAGTATGAACGTGATCTGATGTTAATGGTATTCCTATTCCTAATTTTACATTATTCATGTTTTCTCCCAAAACACTCAAATATCTTTAATAAATTCCAAAATTTCTTTCTTAGATTTACCTTGCAACTTCAGGTAATATATGGTCTTATTTATCTTCAATCTCTTTTCAAAATCTGGTATATTAAACGCCGAATCATGTGCTTGGTGAAAAGTCAACAAATCATCAGCTATATAAAATGTGATATTATTTCTTTTTACTGTTTCTCTAAAATCATCATCATCATAGGCAACCCCAAGAGAAAACATCTCATCAAAACCACCAATTCTTTCATATTGGACTTTTGAAATTGCGCTACAAAAGTGGAACATTGCATTTCTATGTTTAGAGTGCTGATACCACATCTGAGGTTCAAAATAGAACTTCTCTGTGTTATTGCCAAACTCATTGTAATTCACAATATTCAAGCAAGAACAAACGACATATTGCTCTTTATTCTCAGTGAAAATCTTATCTAATCCATCAAGAATATTGTTATAATGCATTACTTCTGGATTAGTTATTACAATAAATTCACCTCTTGCTTTTCTAACCCCAAGATTGAAAAGTGGAGCGGGATTGTAGCAGCCAGTGAATTCTGATTCTATACATACCTTATCGGCATAATCGTCAAAAAACTTTAATGTTTTTAACAACTTCTCGTGTTCTTCTGTATCTTTTCTGTTCTTTACATCTTCAACAATTACCAGCTCGTAATCATCCCGGTCTTTATAGTGATGGATGAATGAAGACAAGGTGTTCTTCAATTGATCCGATCTTTTCAGATATGGCATCACAATCGAGTATTTCTTACTCACAAAATTCTCCCATTAATTTAAGTAAAAAAATGTCTTTATAGTACTTTAGATTATCTTTTGTAATTATATTTTCATATTTTGAAACTTTATTAGAACCAGCAAACCAATGAATTCCTATAGTTTTTTCAAACAAACCATAATTATGGTTTCCAAGCATATCATCAATCTGATTCCACTGGAATGGGTAGACAGAAATAAAAGGCATATTTATTATGTCATCAGATTTTATTATTTGTTCAAAATATTTATGATATAATCCAGTTCCTAATGTTTGATATTGCAAACTATATGTTTTGGCTATTTTTAATGCGATATCAAACAAATTCTTCCAAACTGCGTTGCCTGGCGTGGAGAATAAAAAACCGATTGAATGATAACCATAATTAAAACAAACCCCTGTTTTTGATTGAGATTCTTGGTATTTAAGTTTCAAGTCTTTTATTGGCTTCAAGAAAAATATATCAAAATCGCTCCAAACTCCACCAACTGACGACAAGATATACAATCTCAGTAAATCTGATTTATGTACTTCTGAAATATTTTCTGGCAATTCCCACACAGAAAAATCAAATTTTATTACTTCAACATTTTTAATACCATCTAAAAAATCAAAATAATCAATACCTTCGTATTCATATGACTTCTGTTCAAAGCCAGTCCATCCACAAGCATCCGATATTACATCTGGAAAATATACTTTTATCTTCCACTCTGGATTTAAAGCAGAAAAAGATTTAGCTGTTAAATATTTCATATAGGAAAGTTTTTTATTTCTTCCCCAATATAAATGTAATATTTTCGGAATGTTAACACCGTCCATCATTTCTCACATTCTATAAAGAAAAAAGTACCCTTGAACAATTCCTTTTTAACAATGGTAGAGCCATAAAAATTACTAAGTTTTTGAATCCACCACTCTTTATTTTCTTGGATCAAATGCAATTCAATTCCCAATAAATTATCTTCGTGATTAGCTATCCCAAATAAAGCTGATGGAGAAATGTTTGATATATACTCAAGAGTCTCATCAAGATTATCTTTCTTGATATGCTCTAAAACGTCAGTACAAATTATATTGTCAAATTTTCTATTCTGCTTGCAAAATCCAACAATATCAATACATTGGTGAGGGAGATTGTTTAAAAACCTTCTACAACATTCATCGCTTATATCTATACCAAATGCGTCAATGCCAAGTGATATAGCGATCTGTAGGTTGTGTCCAGTGCCACAACCGGCATCAAGCAATGTTCCGTTCGCCCTTGAGAGATAATCTAAAACAACAACATCTTTTTCATCATATCTTGTTGTTTTGCTACTGTTATAACCAGCGACATCTTTATAAACTTTATTATATATTTCCTTTTGACTCATATGAAATTGACATGTGTTAAATCTTTCATCATTGCCCCCAACACATCATTATAGCTTTTGTAATAGCAAATTTCGCATATTTTACCGTTAACTGGGACATGACTCCTTGCAATGATCTCTTTCAAATCAAAAACACTACCAAGGCTCAATTCTTCTGGAAGTTTTTTGGGAGCGTCCTTCTTATAATATTGGACACCACAACAGTTATATACTTGATAATCCGCACTTATTACAGGCTTCAAAAAACAGATATAGCAATCTCCACCTTGCTCTGGGTGCTCCCTATTTTGATAAATCACCAAACTATCGTCGGTCTCAAAGGCAGATATGATATTCTTAATTCTATCCATATCTATTTCTTCTGGGTTAAACAGATCGGCTACTAATCTAACATGGGTAAAATTATGATCATTTGCAAAATTAATACATCTTAAAACCCCATAAATATTCGGCGTTTTTGAAACAACATAGCTAAAGGCCCAGTCAACATCTGGGGCGGACTTGATCACTTCTTTCAATTTTTCTTCGTATTTTTCAGTGAATGGGCGAAAATCTGCATGGCTAATCCTACACCAAGTCACTTTATTTAAAGTTTCTGGTTTAATATTGTCCAAAGCAAGTCCGTTGTCCACTAAGCCAACTTCAATTCCAGACTTTATAAAATATTCGATAATTTCATTAATATTAGGGTGTAAACAAGGACTGCCGCCCCCAGTAATCGTTACCGCCCTTGTTCCCAAATCTTTGCAAATGTCAATAATTTCCATTGCTTTNAATAAAGACATTTCAATTTCCCTATCTTCATTAGCNCAACTGCAAAATGGACATTTTAAATTGCACTTGTTTGTTGGGATAAACTGAATATGAATCGGAGGGATTTTCTTATTGTCATTNATNGANCTGATNACTCTTTCNTCNCGCAACAATTTAACTGGTAATGTATCCGCAGCCGTAAAACTTAATTTGTCTGACATTTCTTCTCCCCATTCCATATTGCAGAAAATTCCTTATTCACTTCCACTCTCCCTATGTGTGAATTAGTACAGCTTGTATCTACAAAAATCTTATACCCTGCTTGTTTGAGTTTATTACAAAGAACAACGTCCTCTCCCAAGCCAAATCTTGACATTGGATCGGGATTAGGCAAAAATTGGAAATACGGCTTCTGAATATCTTTGAACACTTTCATGTCAACAAGGAGACAAGCAGCCCCAACACTATCTACTTCTATCAATTCTCCATAATTCCATTCAGTGATAGTTTCGTAAGCATTTATCATTCCACGAAAAATGCAAGGCTCGTAAGGATCATTCCGCATATAAGACAATCCCGAAACTATAGGCTTTTTATGAGACAATAGTTTCGGGATTGTATCTAAATTGTGACGGTGATCTATATCAAGGAAAAGAATATGTGTGCAGTCATATTTTATTGCACCGTCTATGAGCTGGTTTCTCATATGATCAACGCCTTGGTATCCTCCAGCTCTCAGGAAAATATGATTTTGAGGCTTTTTCATTGCAATATAGGATTCAAAGAACTCTACTGGAATAGAGTCTCCAGATAAAGGAACGCAGATTGCTAATTTGATATCTTTCAATTTCCAGCACACCTATTTATTGNTTTATTTANTCNNGATATNGCCTGATCCAACAGCGAAGAATCTATANNNGGATTNTTCATNCTNACNANTTTTGCATAATATACAACGGCAATCATTGCATTTCTAGTTTGATGACAACAAAGATTACATGGAGTTTCAAACTGATCTTGTATATTCTTATCGGAATCCATTCAATAATCTTTAATTTATTTATGATTTTTGAAGAATTATTTCATACTCTACACTATATATCCATTCACCAATCGTCTGATCCCAGAAAGGACCAAGAGTCTTCCTTCTTTCTATTTTGATATCATTCCACCCAGTCACAGTCAAATCACAATCATCAAAATGTGTTTTAAGATATCCAAGAATCGTTCCGGCTTCACTTGATGAGCTAACTATATTTGAATGTACATTAAATACAATTCTCAAATTTTCAAAATTAGAAGCATTTGTTGATTGAGAATTAAGATAATATTCTGGTTTATCTGACAATATAAAATAAACAACATAGGGGTATGTGGCGGCAGCAGATGCCTTTACAAAGTAAAATCTCCCACCTATACTCGTTTTAAAATTAGAAGAAACTTGTGAACGGGTATAGATAGCTGTAGTGAGTTCGTTCATATCTTATGTTTTCCAATTATGGCCAAAATTTCGTCTTCAGAATCAGTCAAAGCTGGACGAAGAAAGGGCCGCTTATCTTCATTCAATCTCGTCCCAAGCTCATTCCACAAACCTTTTTCTTCTTTGGTTCCTATATGCCCTACTGCACCACTACCAATGCTCGCTGGTATATCAATATTATCTACTTTTGACGCAGAACCAATTCCACCTGTTTTCCCGCTAGAGGTTGAATAGCTAATAGAATCTTTCAATTCCTCTGTATCTGGAGCTGGAGCTGTTCCAGGAGAAGAGGACCAATGATACGAACCATCTCCTCTTTTGCTCATCCACCTACGGTATGATCCTTCAACCATGGAATCCTTAGCTTTTTGAGTCACTAAAACGCAAGCGTCCTCTATGATCCCGTTTTCCGCTAACTGGACGGCAGACAAAACCGCTGCATCGTTCCAAGTTACTTTCATTTGAGTGGATATTTTTCAAGAATTTTAATAGCGGCTTCAAATATTGCCTCGTCAGAAGCTGAATTCTCAACGCTACCAGAAGCATCACAAGCGTTCATATTCATTTTAGAAATGTCCTTAAACACAGAAATATATCTAGCAGAGCATTTCTTATCCACTCCGTTTTCGTTCTTCTCAACATAAATGGAAGCACATCCAGACAAAACAAACAATAGTAGAAAAACAAATATATTTTTCATTCAATTTTCCTTAAAGTTATTTGGAGGAATCTGCGCTTTAATGCAACATCTTCAGGCTCTGCGATAATCTCATAAAGCTTCTCTTCTCTTCTAATTCGATCTCTTGTTGTGATATTAAGTCCATTCTTATATTTAATCATTAGAATGTATGTAGTAGAAACTCTAGTTGAATCACCAATAAATTTTTCCCATCCCTCAACCCTAGTCAATGTCCCTTTTATATTCTCAATATCAGTCCAAACAGACGTACTCCCTCCCATTCCATCACTGGTGTCAGATTTTCTCTGAATCTGAAAAGTAGCTTTAGGGCCAGCCATTATACTCTAACCTTTTTATATCTATTCAATATATATTTAGCTTCTTTCGGGAACAATTCTTCTTTATCAAACGAAGCCCAAATATTATGCGCACGATATTCCTTCAATCCAAAGCTATCATCGTCTCTTTTGTTATAAAAAAACTGAATGATAATTTTAACAGCCAGCTTTAAATCATTTGGCATATTGTCAGAAGTATAGCCTGCTGTATAGTCAACATAAATATTTCTATTCCCAAAGGGCCATTCAGAATATCTGGTAATTTGACCACGATCCAGAAGAACATCGAAATCATCTAAAGGGGTATCTATCTTTCTCAAATATACCCAATTATTATCTATTGCGCTAAGGCCATAAACTGGAATCAATTCAATTGATTTAAAATTTGCATAGATTGAAGAATTAAGTTTTGCTTCCCACCCGTTACCAAGTGCGTTTATTGCAGTCACTACGGCATTCATGGTCGTGTTAGAGGCAAAGGTAATGGTAGAGTCCACCACGCCATCAAGAACGAGCCTTAACCCCGTGGTGGTCACGGAAACACTCGCTGTGGATGTTGCATTTGAATTCTTTACACTAATCATATCCAGTGTCCAAATAGACACCCTGTCAACTGCCGTAACCGGGTAATTATCAAGATATAAATTTCGGTACCCATTCCCATCATATCTTTCCAATCTATATGATGTTTCTTCGAATGTTCTACTGCAATATTGTGATACAAATTCCTCTGCCGAATCCTTAATTGATGACACAACTTGACTAGGATCGCCAGCGGGGATATCAGAGGTAATAATTTGAGTTGCTGTTTTATTTGAAGTAAACCCAAGCGTTAATCCGGCATCAGAAGACGAATGAGTATATGCTATAGTCTTTCCAGTTCCGGCATTTATGGAAAATTTTCTTGTGCTGGAGCTGTATGAGACAGCAAATGTGATCGTCCCAGTTCCGGTTAGAGTGGTGTTGGCGTTCATCACGGTTTGAACGTGGGTCGCCAATCCAGCACCATCATAACTTGCGCTAGTTAAGTCAAGAGTTACTGGCCCACCAGACGAAGATGTAAAAGTCAATGAGTTATTTGATGGGGTAATTATGAAGTATGAAGTTTCTATATCAAGGAATTCAAGAACCTCATCAAGAGTGGTGATTGCCATTGTCAATTACCTCAAGTATATGATTGTTTTGCCGCCCTTGGCAGCTCCGGCATTAGTTACAGAAAGAGATAAGGTACTATTGACCACAGCACCAACGCCATCCGTATAATCTTTTACGGTTGTCGCGGCATTAGAAAGGTCTGCGCCAAGTCCATGGAGAACATCAGACCCGTCACTATCATTTACTACAACATCATACAAATTAGTAGGTTGTGTTGCCCCGCCATCTGGTATTTGAACCACTCTTTGGATCAAACCAGTAAATGGATTTGTAGTTGTTGAGGTCGCAGTCCCATCTGCGGCTGAAAGCCATGTAAATACGATTTTTTTAACAGAAAATGCAGTTAATTCCGATTTTGTTACTGTACCAGACATATATTTATCTCCTAATTAATTTAAATTCCGGGGTGTATATAATGATCTACTTCCCAAGAAATATAATTATTCGTTGCTGTAGAATTTGTCAAAATTATCCTATACTTTGTTGCATCTTTTAAAATTATCTCAGCCGAGCCTCTACCTTCTCCCCCCATTCCCCTTCCAGCGCCCCAATGTTTAGAGTAAATCAAAGTTCCTGCTGCTGGGGTATTTGGTGTATGATATGCAGTAACTCCGGTTGTTAATGAACTATTCCTATTCCTATTGTAAAATTGAATTGATGTCCCATCAGAAACAGTTGTTGTTCCCTCGAAACATTCAAGATGGGTCTCAGACTCTGTTATAATGCTAAAAACAAAATGATATTGTTTGAATGGAGGTGTTCCAATTTCATCTGGGATATTAATTATTAAGATATCACTTGCTCCTCCAGCCAAATCAACAGTTCTGGTCATCATAAAGCTATCACCGCAATGAATCTCGTGATGATCGTTGTCTATTACAACTGGAGAACCTTCAAATATATTATCCCCAAGTAATTTATACTTAACGCCAAACTCATCCGTTAAATATGGATGGACCGGAAGTGGGCTTTGTACAGAAACCTCTCCGTCAGTTGATTCAAGGCGAGTTATGTCCCCAAAAATCTCCATCTTACTGGCTCAATCTTACAGTTGCTGCA